GCGTTTCCGCTTGATCCACCATCTCAAGGATTTCCTTGAGTTCGAGGTTCCGGCCCTGGAGCCGGGACTTCATTTCTTCACCTGTTGCTTCGCCAAGTCTTTCGAGAGTCTCTTGACGCCGCGATTTTAAAAATTCTACCAAAGGTTGCATCTCTGGGGTGCGCATCAGTGCAAGGCACCGGGCAACCCTTTCGTCAACCCTTATTTGCACATTCCATCCGTCTTTGCAGACATCTGGGCGTACTCTTTGCCGCCACGTTTGCCCATAGCGTCGATGTTGCCATCATTGCCGCCAGCGCCTTGAGTAGCGGGGCCTTTGGACATACCGTCAGTTTTGGCTGACTCTTGTTTGTACTCAGCTGAACGCTTTTCCATTGGGTTTACTGCTTGCATGGGTTTTACTCCTTTGTGTGGATGATATACGAGAACTTACCGTTGTCAACTACCGATTCCGGCTGCTGGTGCAAAATTATTTGCTACCGGCGCACCGTTCTGGAGTTGTGCTCCTGGCCGCTGAACTGGAGGCGTACCCCCGGCAGCGGCTTGCCCATTCTGCTGAGCCGTCTGCGCTTGCTGTTGTTGCATCATCTGTGCTTCATTTGCCAGTCGCTGTTTGAGGATTTCAACAGGGGGAACAATGTGGTCAGGGTTGAGGTCAAGCGTTTTGGCCGACTGACGCAGCAACTCTGCAATGCCTTCCATGCCGATGACTTGCTGGACAGCAGGGCTTTGCAGGGCGATCTGGAGGAACTGGTTCTGGCGAACCTGAGCCTGTTCTTTCTGCACCAAGGACGCAGCGCCACGAGCGCGGACATTGACATCCCCCTTGAGGTCTGGGTCTGTGCCGTACCGCATATTGTAGAAATACAACCGATCAATGGCTGGCTCGATAACCGTACGGTCAATGTTGGCAATCACCTGCTTGATAGATTTGCCAGCGTTGCTCATCAGCATGTTCATGCCTGTAGCCGTGCGGCCTGCACCACCTGCGGGGCTGTCCCCCGTCATATACCGTGGAATGCCCGTGTATTCGTCAGCCAGGGTGGCAAACTTCTCATAGACCGCCATAAGTTCAGCAGCCAATGAATTGGGCTGGTAGAACTGCATTGGAGGTGCTGCTCCCGCCAGTGGGTCAGACGTAACCTGCCAGACTTTCCAGGGATACAACTGTGTGATGTTCTCGCCCTGGGGGAGCCTATCAATGTTGTACACAACCTGTGGGCCACTGGCAATTGACAAGTTGTTGACCAATGAGCGAGCGGCAGCGTTACAGATGTCCTGGGTGTCCCGACACAAATCCGCTACAGAGTTGCCCCAGAACGCGCCGGGGACTTCTTCGTAGGAAGCTTTGTAGTACGGCTTACGCCCGAGGGGGTCGGCATTAACCACCGCTTTTATGACCCAGTGCCCGACCACCCAACCTTCGATGGGGTAATCCATCAACGGGTCGGGAATCTCTTCCTCGGTCATACCCCAGTCCTTGAGCAGTTGCCCTTGGACATTTCCCCAGAACTGGAGCGCATCAATCAATTCAGACGGGTTCTGTTGCACACCCATAGTTGACTTGCCTTCAGCCGCAGCCTTGTTCATGTCAACGTAAATCCAGTCGCGCAGACCGCCTTTGCCGTACTCTTCCAACACGGCGCGGATGGCTCCGTCGCTGTAACCTTCAACGCCGATAAGGGCTTGCAGGTCAGCACGCGCTAACTTATGACGCTCAATTATGAAGCCATCATTGATGTCGGACGAATCCGCAGCGGGATAAATATTGAACGGGTCAACCCGCTCCCACTCAAGGGTGAGCATGTCTTCAACAGCAAGCGTGTACTGCCCGTCTGGAGTAGGCACCCACTGCATCTTGGGGCGCTTGCGTACAACCGGCCCTTTCATGATGGCAGACGGGAAAGTTGTGATGTCGTCCAAAAACTCAGAAAACGCCACGTTCCAGTTGCCCTCAAACAACTGATCCGACATTTTGAGTTCCATCCGCTCTGCCGTGCGTTTGGCCATGTCCTTGATCTGCGACATAGCCATATCCTTCATCTCAAGTAGGCGCTCACGCACCTGCTGGTCAGTCGGAGGTTGGCCCATCATGTACAACTGCTGTACTTCCTGTTCTGCCTGCGCCATGATGCCCTGCACCTGATTTGGCGGCAGATCGGGCACGGGGCTTGGCTGGATCGTCCACGGTTTGTCTTCCGCAGCGGTAACCAGGGTGTCTTTGAGCCAGCTGGACGCCGCACGACACTTGTTTGACGTGAGCATCATGTAGATGGTGGCGCTGCCCTGCTCGCGCAGCTGGGCCAGTTTGTCTGGGTCGTACTCTCCGCGCCTTGCGCGAACAGACTTGAGCATCTTGATCTCAGAGGTCTGCTGCTTGGCCAGCATGGCAGACATCCATTTTTTGCGGATGTACCCCGCAAGGGCTTGAACAACGGGCTGCGAATTGGCCAGTTGAGCGGCATCACGCTGCTCTTCTTGTAGCGCCTTTAAAGACTTGATGGTGACAAGTCCGCCGCCAGCCACTGTGACTCCTGGCGCGGTGGTATTCGTAATGTTAAGTCCAAGTTGCATATGCGTCACATCTTTAAACTGTTAGGGGTGTAACCGATATCGGCAGCAATGTCAAGTCCAGACGTAATCAACTTTTTTGATTTCAACCGACTTGCGCTGCCAGGAATCCCCAGTTACGTTACCGTCTGCGTGCAGGCACGCATACTGGTGCGCATCTGCAATGTGGGAATGCGAATTTTTCTCGGGCTTGTCGTCAGCCTCGCCATTTTGCCGGATTTTATACCGGTATCCGCCCCGAAGGGAAGCAATTAAATGTGTACATGACGGATCGACCAAGTGGGCGGGTTTACCATCCACCGAACGAGTTAGCATCTTGTCCACTGCATTGATACGTGCCACAACACTGTTGGACTTGGCAGAAATCACCCGAAACCCCTCTGCTCGCAGGATATCGAACACCGACCGCTCGTCAGTCTGCGCCCTCTGCTGCCCTGCCGGGTCACCCACAATCAGGACGTTCATCCCCGGAAACCTGTTGGCCAGCATGGGTTTTAACTTCTCCCGGCAGAACCGCAGCGTACCCATCCCCTCTGAGATCAAGTCGGCAAAGGTCAGGAACCTCCCCTGGGCATCAACTTGGTTGATGGTACACGCAGGTGTCAACCCAAAGTCCATCCCGATGATGAGCGGGTGAGTCTGGAGCTTGATGTAGTTCAGCGACTGCTTGGCAACGTGTGTATCCCGGTCAAACGCCTTGAACACCGGCTGTCCGCTCAGAGACTTACCAAACTCCCCGTGGACATACACATCTATCCAGTCTTCCTTCTTGCCTTCGCACAGGTTCTCGTAGTAGTCGTCCGGCAGGTACTGCGTCCAGTCCGCCTCTTGGCTCAACCCAGACGGCTGTATGGTGACGTGCATGTTCTGGGGCGGCTCAGTGAGCATGGTCTCCCAAAACGTGTCCATGTCCGGTGGGTTGGTAGCCCCCCACACTTTGTGAATCTGTTTGCCGTTGTCATCACACGCCCCAACGCCGTTCATCGTCTTATCGGGATACCTACCCAGACGACCAGTGAGCGCGTTGTAAATGTCCGGGTTGATCTCCCGGAACTCATCCATCACACCAAACGTCAGCTGCAACGAGAGCAACCGGCGCACGTCATTGGCGTCATCCAGTCCACGAAACAAGACTTCGCACTCCACGTCGTCAAACTTCAGCTGGAACTTGGAGTTTGTCTTCTCCAGTATCCCGGCCTCTCCGTCTGGATACCACTTCAAGAAGTCCGGTATGGTCGTGTCCCACAGCATCTGGCGGGTGTTACGAATGACCGCCGTACGACTACGTCGTATGCCATCAGGTGACGCCTTGACCCGCTTGGCTTCGTAGCCAATCTTGATGAGCGCCGCCGTGGTCTTGGTTGACCCGACTGGCCCCACGATAAAGTTGGAGAACTTGTCTGCTGTAAGAAACGGAACCACCGATATGGGTGGTGTGTAGACAAGATTAGCCATCAATGGTCAGGGGCTGTGCCCCCTGCGGTATGTTTATCGTGATACTGAACTTGGGTGCTGCATTGAGTGCACCAGCGTCAAGTTTCGGTGCTTTCAGTCCTGCTACGTCTGTCAGCGCATTGAACACCGAGAGCTTTTGCAAGATCGTGGAGTCGTTGCTTATGGCCTGCTTGAACATCATGGACATCATCTCTTCAGCCATAAGGCCCGCCTTGAGGCGAAACGTCATCCCGTTGCGTTCAAAGTCCGACCGCTGCGCCTGTACAGCTGTGATAAACGGTGGCCACTGGGACAACCGCTCCCACTTCTCGCCTTCAAACCCAAACCTCTGGGCGATCAGCGCCGGGTCTTCCAACCCCGCAGCACACTCCCACACCAGCTGGGGCGGGATGTCCAACGTGACGTGCGCTTCTGGTGCGCTTGGTGAGAGCGCAAACTCTGTGTACTCAGAGTACTCGGTGAGGTCATCCATCGCGTTTGGCAAAGAACGCCACCAAGGCTTGTCG